GAGCTCAACTTTTTAATGGGTTCCGGATGCTCGCCCGCAAACACGTCTCGCTCAGCGGACCACCACTCCATCGACCTGTCATCGAAGAGTAGAGCACCACTGCTCGGCTCGATCAACCACTGTGCGTAATCACTCATGGCTTGATGATATAACTGGGTCTGGCGGAATCGGTGCGCGCGCACGTAATGATGCGCTATAAGCCCCGCCTGTACTAACGCGGCAGCCAAAGCTGCGTATTTACCTATCGCAAAGCCGAGCGCCACCTTACCAGCGAGCAATAGCGCCGGAGCGACTTGACGATCTCGCAAAGCACGAGCAGCCGCATAAACGTCCGCCATGAAAGAGGCGCGGGCTGCCACTCGACCGAAAACGCCCAGACCGCACAAACCGGAAAAAACGTTGGCAATCACGTAGGCCTTGTTCTCTGCAAAGATTGCGCCAATCTCGTCCACGAGGGGTAAGATTAAGCGTTTTAAGTAACTGGCCGTGAATACCGACTCCTCAGGTAGAGCCACATCTCGCTCAGCCACACTGAGCGCCAGCACTCGTAATGTCTCCCAATCTTCGGGCCGCAGGTATTTGTACTTCGGATTAGAGGCTGCCTGATTTATCTTACTCTGGATCGACTTGTTATCAGAACTCTGCTTAAGTGTTGGCAGGTAGTTCGCCAACGACATCAGCAGCTCCCTGTCCACGGTCAACCTGCCCGCCACATTATGCTGTTTCATGGGTCTCGACAGCAACAGATCTGGAATCACTAGGAAATCCGCGTTGCCAATCAACATGGCCTCGTATGAGCTTTCTTGCGGATCAATATCGTTCTCTAGAGGTGAGTGCCGGATACGTGTATACACTGTTACAAAGTGCGAAAAAACGGAGTCGCTGACAACCTTCGAGAAGACAATGTTGTGATCCGCTCCCAAAGCAGTCCACCGTCCCGAAGAGAAGATCTCGTCGTTGGCCCGCTTGGGCACTTCGTAAGCGCCCGCACCTGAAGGGTCGAAAGAGAACATAATCTTCCCATCCTGGTAAGACAGAGTGTAAATTTGCGGCCATACACTACACAAGCCGCGTTCTGATTCCGGCGGATGAATGCCAGTTGTGATAATGCGTGTCAATCTAGGTGAAAGGGAAAAGAGCCGAGCGACCGCTCCCTTTGTAAGATACTGGGCGGAATCGTGTAATAGCATGCACTCGTGTTCGGTGATACCGGAGAAATGTGGACCGTTCGGGTAGCGATATAGATCACGAGCCGTGATCAGTGCATTCTCGTGGGTGAAGATCCGATCCGGAAATTTGCGTCGCAGGGTGGCGAACTTGGCTGGCTTCGTACCGACCACCAAAGTATCTCGCAGACACGCAGGACCCGCCTTATCAAGCAAAATGTGCATTTCGATGGCTTTGGCCGCACCATGAGCGTGAACGTTGATTCCGCGGTCATCACAAGGGACGCCGTGATCCTGAAGCAAACCGACCAAATGCTTTGGCACCATATCAGCGCAACGATCGCGCATCTCGGCCTCAGTGGTCATCACGGAGCGAGCTCGTGATAGAGCAAGCGTGTCCTGGTGGATAGTGCCCACTAAGTCTGCGCGGTGATCCGCGAGGCCTACGCCTAAGCGTTTGGCGGGGCATGAATGGTCTTTGCGATAATGTGCTCCGCGCTCACTGCGAGCAAAAGAAACCACAGCATCCCAGGACGCTGCGCGGATGTCGCTAATGCCTTGTCGCGGTCGATTCTGGAACTTAGCTGCTATTTCGAACGCATAAGGATATAATCCAAACTCCGATATGAACCAGAGGCGATCCCATATCGACAACGGAGCGGTCCAACACAAACCAGGAATGCGATGAGCATAGTACAAGAGCGCGATCAAAGCGAGGTATACTTCACACAGAATAATCAAGAAGGCAGCTGCATTATCATAGATAGGAGCAGGTGCCGAGGATGAGGGCGCAGCAGCAACTGGAGTTGCACCAGAAACCGCTATAACAATGAAGGAAAAGAAAGTCATAAGTGGGCTGCCCGACGTGGGCACACAACAGTATTCGAGCATGGCTCCGCCCAG